GATTTGTTCTGCATACGGAAAGCCCCAGATACTTGCCAAAGCAAAGTATAAAGTTCCGAGTGCCGGAAGCAAAATCTGGGCAATCCATTTCAGAGTGTCATACATTTTATTGCTCATCTTCATATCAATCACCCCGCCGGATTAAGTACAATCACAATCTGCGTTGCGCTTGTGATTTGCCACTGTGCTACAGTTCTGTTCTCCAGCGTATCTTCGAGATTTGCATAGCCACTTGCTTTCATGGACACAATCTCAGCACCGCTGGTCAAGTCTTTTACAGTCACGGTTACATTCGGTGTAGTCAGTACGGAAAGAATATCGCTCAGTTTCATGATCTTAACTCCTTTACATCTTCTTTCAGCTGCTTAACATCGTGTTCCAATACCGGAATTCTTTCGAAGTAATCTGTATAGCGCTTTACTTCATCTTTCACACCACGGACTTCTTCTTTCAAACTTTCTAACTTTGTGTCTGTTACAGCCTGTGATGTGACAATTTTTTGCTCAATCTGCCTGCTATTCATTAACGTGGTAAATATAACGCCAACTAAAGCAAGTCCTCCAGCTATAAGTGCTGAAATAATACTATCCATAATTATCTCCTCATGCAGTGGTTACCGTGGCCGAGGTGTTGCACGGTAACCACCGGTCATGTGAAAGCAGTAACAAGTACGCTTCTAACTATATTATAAAGTATCATAATGGTTTTGTAAAGAAATAAAATCTATTTTTAACTTTTAATTTTCCTTGTATATCCTTCTACTTCAATACGGTCATATCGTATCTCTAATCCGCACGCTTTTGAAAAGGCTTTATACTGTGCTGTGAGTCTTTTTTCCTTCTCCACTTGCTTGGTAGCTTCTGCATAGTCTCCTGCGGTTTCTGCCACAATCTTTGATTGCTTGGCATTTCTAATAGCTCTTTCCAGTCTACGTTGCTCCTGCGTACATTCATACATAGTTCTATGTTTGCCTTTTTCATCGGTATAGCCTTTTTGATTCTCGTCCATGTACTGTTGAAGCTCTTCGTCGCTATGTACAGGAATAGAAACACCTAAGATGATTGCAAATGGATAATGTCTACAGTTCCACACACCTATCGCTCTTTTTATTGCTTTGAATTCATTTCCTTTATAATCATGAAACGCTTCGTGATTCTGCAGTTTTTCATACTGTTCATTTGAAAATTGATGTCCTTGTATAGGTTCGTGGTCTGGCGCGCTATACCTATGTACTGATAGTTCTTTTCCGTCAGAACCAAACTCTTTCGCCATTTGGTCTTGCACGTCCTGATTGATTGCTTTAACTCCATCAAGCACGTTTCTTGTAACAGCGGCTTCCATGCTTTGCGTGTGCATTTTTCCACTTTCTGCCTGATAAGTTACACGAAGTCCACTGTCTGATAACTGTTTTACTGTTCTATGTATTGCGGTATTGTAATCAACTACGCCACTCTGCACCGCCTGTATTGCTTCATCTACCACTGACTGGTACGCTTTAGCCGGAGGTGTTGGAATAAGTTGTTTTGGATTCTTCATATCCCTTATCATAAAAGCCTGTGCTTTTGATAAGTTCACGTATTCTCCGGCAGTTTGATTCGCTACTGCTTTAACCATTCTTTGAAGGTGTTCATTTTCTTTGAATGGAATAAATGGCTTTTTCCTGTAATCGTAAAACGGTTTTGCATCTGTATACACATCTTCTGCTACAGTCTTTATCAGTTTTTTAATGTCTTTCACCTGCATTCCTGCTAACTCAGCAAGCTTCTCGTTGAGCTTCTTAACATCGGCACCTCTCTTGTACAGGCGTTCAAGTTTGTACACTGAAGAAGGCGATAGCTCTCCGATTTTCTTTATCTGTTCCGCAATAGCGGTAAGAGCGTATAGATTTATACGCTCCTGCCTCTCTATAATTGGGTATATTAGGTTGTCAATAGTGTCTTCGCTTAACAATTAAGGTTCCTCTTTGTCGTCGGTGTTTGACGTGTTTTCATTGTTTTTACGACGCTTCTTGTTGAAGGGATAATCTTCCTCTTCTTCATCTTTCATGTTGGCCTGCATTACCAGGTTTTCTTTCATCTCTGCCTGAGACTCTTCATCTACCTTCATCAACGCTTCCTTGGCCTGACGTTCTGTTTCTCCGAAGTACCACATTCTAGTCTCAAGTTTGCTTGTCAAGCCGTTCTGCTGAAGTAGCATTCTTTTGTTGAGTTCTGTATCAACGTCAACAATAATTGAATCATCCCACTCGAAGTTCACGTCATATTCACCAGGTTTAGTAATCTCATACAAATCACAGTATGCGTTCATGATGTAAATTACATCTTTGAGGGTATCTTCAAGTGACTGCTGAATATCTGCGTTTGCTTGATAGCTTCTCTGTTTCAGTATCTTCAACTCTGTTGCTGTCCTGGCTTCTGACGCAGCATCTGAAATTGTTCCTCTACTTAATCCAGTCACATCCTCAATACGCATTAGAATTGTATTAAGTCCTTGAATGTATGCTGCATCTCTAAGTGTAGGAGCAAAAGGCTGATAAGTATCAGATTCACCTAAGTCCACAGTACGGAACAATCTTTCTTGCATAACTGGCATAACCGTATGCTCAGTACCTTGTCCATCTTTCTTAAACTGCATTGCATCACGGTCGATATCAATTGCCATCTCGCCTGCTTCGTATTCCCATAATAATCTTGAATACTGTACATCGGCATCTTTTATAAGTTTTTCTGCTCTGCTGTATCCGCTAACGCCCAGAGGACTTGTTGGGTCTACTGTGTTTGCTTCCGGCATTTTGAAATATGCAAACAGTGGTCTGTCTACGTTTGCAATAGTAACTGTATCACGTAAATCTTTCCACTCAGGAACACTGTTAAGAGCTACTTCCTGTCCTAAGTCAAGTCCGGACATATCTCCTTGATTCTGATTATTAGTTGACTTAAACGCCTTGTTCATAATCTGTACTTTATTACCTGTCCACTTATGATATTCAAGTCGTCTGTAAATAACGTCCTTCTCTGTTTTTGTCTGTATAAACGCTGCCTCTGTGATATCTCCACCTGCGTTGAATGCTAAAGGATAAAACGCATCTGCCTGTACAAAATCAAATTCAAGTTCAGCAGTAACAACAACCTTGCCTTCATCGTCTACTGCTTTTTTCTCATCTTTACCATAAATGATAGGGTATGGCTTAATAACAAGTCCACCTTTCGCGATACCATACTCTACCTGCTTCCGTAACTGTCTTTTGAGTTTCTTGTACTGGCTCTCAAGGAATACAGCACGGTCGGTATTGGTAACAGGTTTATCCTCTGTGATTGTTTTTGGCTGTACACTAGGAAGCACATTTCCAAATTCATCTGGTTCCGGTTCTTTGTAATCCGGATTTTCTTTTTCTACTTCCTCTGTGGGTGTAGTGATTTCACTATTGAACTCTAACAAAGCAGTCCTTGCTTTTTCACTTGCTATCATAGCAGGAAGTCCAAGGGATGTTATTCGTACAGGGTCTCCGTATGAAGGTTCTTTTAACCACGGCGCCTGTCCTTTGTACATATCAGACCACAATTCAATAGCATGTTCCATCTGACTTGAAATCACAGGTGCTACATGAAGTGTCTGTTCAATAGTTCTTGCTCCGACCATTTTCTGTATCATCTCCTTTACTTTGTATGCTATGGTAGACCAAAAAGACATTTCCCTACCTCCTTGCTAATTGCGTTCCTTCTTCTTCTCATCACTACTTGCTTCGTCAGCATAGATGGGAATGTGTTTTCCATTCTTTGTTATCCAGGTTACAGGTTCTCTTTTCTCTTGCATAATTCTCTCCTCAACTGCTCTACCAAATCCTGGTCTGCAAAGTGTCTTGCTACTGTTGGCTCTTTCCTTTTTGAACCTACACTGCTTCCGCCTATCAGCATGTCAATATGTTCTACTAAACATGGGTCAATAACTAGCATTTTCTTATCCTTGTGATACGTTTGTATGAACAACTTAAATGCTAAGTCATCACCGTTTCCGCCTTTGAACGAATCTGCGTAAACAGGGTTGCCTACTATATCATTAAGTACCCACTTCGCACTATCTCTTGCGATATTGTTTGGTATTCTGATACATGGAAACGTCCAAGGCATCTCGCATGCTAGTATCGTTCCAAATGAAACTTCCTTGTTCCATCGCTGACTGATAAAACCTGCTACAAACCCTTTATCATGCTCTTCTGTGCGTTGTTTGAAGTCCCTGCTAATAAGTACATCGTCCTGCAAGTGCCACGTCCCTCCCGCATCCGGAAGTAGCAAGTATGAGTTCATACAGGCTTTTAGGTTTCCAAGTTTTTCCTTATCGTTAAAAACCTGTATCTGTGATTCTTTGATTCCCTGCTCCAGCATGGATGGTATCAAGTACTCGTCCACATACCACTTCCTTGCCGGGCAAGTGTGAATCATATACTGTGTATCAGTCTCCCACATATCTTTATAATACACTAGGTCCTCTAATTTGTCCACATCACAAGTATAGTCATTTATCACGGTATAGTTCGTATAATCTATCTTGTTATACGGTGTTTGTTTAATGACTTGCCACAGTTCCCAAGCCAGTGGGTCTCGTCTCCATATACCGTCGATAATGCCTTGTCTTACCTTGTTGACACACTCCCAGAAATATTCAACATCAACCACCTTAAATGCGAAAGGTTCTGCCCATGGTTTTGGATAGTCCTGTGTAAACGGAGGAGCACTTGCAAAGAACTCAATACTGTCAGTTTCTGTTTCCACAATCTTCTTCATTGCAGATTCACTGAACACTACGTCCCCGAATATGTAACACACCGGTTCATTTGTTGGACAGAACGCATTGATGAAATACTTTGTATTCGGTGGATTGTGGTGTGATAACAGTGGCAGTCCAAATCGCTTAAAGCGTTTATCCTGTGTGCTTATAGCTATATCAGTAACTCCACATTCTTTCAGTAGTCTTATTGTCCGGCCTATGATTGTTTCGTTTCCTACTTCCCAAAGATGTTTCGGAAGTTCTGTGTCTGTCAGGCTTCTCCCTGCCATGATAATGTATCTCATAGAGTCTCCTTTAATATGTTTGACATTGTGTTATCCGAAGCAAGTATTTCAGTTGAAGATAATTTTTTATACCACTCTGGTGTCCAAGAATTATGCAACATCAACAAATCTGTTTTTTCAATATCCTTTAACCCATAATGCTGTGCGAAGTAAAAACTTTCATATTTCCACCTTCTCTGTATACTGCCTTCAATCATATAAGTTTCCGGCCACCGTTTTCGAATATCGTCTATTATAATCTCGGGATGTTCTTTTACATAAGAATCTGTGAAATCGTTTCCTACCACGGACCAATGTGTTGAAATATTTTCGCTTTCTATAATCTCATTTTGAAATTGTGCCCATTCATTAAACATTTTTGAATAAGCATTTGTTTGCAGAAATCCTATCGTTTGCGTACGTTGTTCTGGGTCACCGAGCATGTTTGCTTTTGGCAATTTATCACTAATCATGATCGTATCGGCGTCTAACCAAATACCTCCGTTATCACGTAGAACATGAACTCTAATACAATCAGCGATTTGTGGTATTGTCAAACGACCTTCTAATTGCCGGGCATCGAAGTTTGTGTATTCATGAAGATTAGAATAATTGAGCAATTTGAAATCAACTTTCCATGTCTTCATACACAACCTAATATATTCGGGCATTTGCCCTTCCCAAAATGTAAAGACATTCATCCCTTATACCCACTCGCTCTTATTGCTCTGCCTTGTTTTGCAGCTTTCTTCTTAGCACCTTTTCCTTTGTAGAGCTTTCCACTCTTACCCCATCTGTATCCGCCTTTAACTTTTCGTACCGGCATGTCATCCTCCTCTGGTTTTCCACACATTAAGTCACATAGTTCTTCGCGAGTTAGATTTTCAAATGTTAGCCCTATTTTTGTTCTTTCTCCTTTCAAGCCACTTTTTTCTACTTTCCTTTTCCTCTTCTATCCACAATTTCATTGCGTGCATTGCATCTGCTTTCGTTTTGTATGCGAAGCAGTTCTCATCAATAGAACCATTCCAATCTTGAACGACATAGTAAGTCGAACCTGTAACTGCTTTTCCTTTCTTAACACGTCTTTCATTCTCGTCCCAGTTCTGAGCATAAATCATATTCATCTTTCCGAGAGTAACGATATTTTCGTTATTTGCGGCGTCGGCTTCAAATGTGTAGGAGTCAATATCCTCTAAGTAATTTTCTTCGTAGAACTCTGCAAACTCGTCGCCTGCATGAAGTTTGTCGATGACATATTTCGACATCTCTCTGGAACGTTTTTCTTCAGCGGCCGACCAGGGTTTCAACGGTTTTTCTTTTGCTTGCTTGTCCTGTTCATTCAACTTCTTTGCTTCTTCTTCATTGTTTTGAATCTGCTTATTCTTTTTCTGCTCTTCTTCATACCGCAACTCCTCAACCCAGGTAAGTTCGTCCGAGTCAAGTTGATGGTCGTGTGAACGGTCGTTAATATAGCGACTGTATCTTTGTCGCAGCTCCCACGGCATCCAATCCTCATCAAAAATAGGAACATGCTTTCCATTAACTGTAATCCACGCTTTTGGTTCTCTTTTCTCTGCCATTTTAATTCCCCTTTCTGTTTGCGTATTTCTCCATGCCATATCTTACGGCATCAATACTATGATTATTCTCATCAGGATATGCGCTAATAAAATTACCATCTCTATCCTGTTCGAATTCGTACTGTGAAAACTCTTTCCATGTTTCCGGACATCTGCGTTTGTCAATGTAAATATGGCACAAACCTTGTAACCATTTTACCCCGTATCTTACGCTATCCGGTCCTTTCTTTGCTTCACGTATGAATGCTCCGTATGCCTTAAAGTCTGCTATACTTTTTGGTTCTGCGCTATCTGCTATAACAAGTTCATCCTTGCGTATCAGTTTTCTATCTTCGTACAGTTCCTTGAACACCTCTTCGTTTCTTACATGAATTCCTGTGTGTTCTGCGTATATGTACAGGTCCAAATGATTTCTATCAAAGTGCATTTTTACAAACCGGAACGGGTCAAGCGCAAAGCCCCAGTCAATGCCATTGTAGATATTGTCGAACTTTGTTTCTATCATCTCATCAGTAATTTCACATTCACACGCATTAGGAAATACATCTCCGCCTGTACCCACAGCCACGCCCATGTACTCGTGTTCGTACGCTCTTGGGTTAATTCGTTTCAGTTCACTTGCTTCAAAAATGAACTGTTCCCCTAACCAATCTTCCGGAACATCTAAGTAGGTGTTTCGTACTACCAACGTATCATTGGTCCGTTCTATCTCACAAGTCTCTGTATACTCATTAGCCCAATTATTTTTTGATATAGGTGGATTGAATGTTCTAAAATCCCAAAATCTTTCACCACCACGCATTGTTGACTGTGTTACTTTACGCAGTTCATTTTCACCTGCGTATTGGTCCAATTCCTCAAACCATGTAACTGCTGTATAGCCAAAAGGTAATTTGATTGATTTTACTTTTTGTGGGTCGTCCAATCCTAAAAAGATAATCTGTTGTCCTGTGGGTTCGTAAACAATAGGAGTTGAAAATGTTTTTGGTATCTTAAACAATCCTTCCAACCCAAGTTTGTTTATACCCCACACCACCTGTGAAAAGATACTTTTTTGTACGGTGTTACCTACTTTCCTGAAGCACACAGCATGCGTATTTGGATATGCCATAAGTATCAGCGGTATCGCTATTCCAACGAATGATGATTTCGTACTACCACGCCCTCCAGGAAAGACGTAGTGTGTATGATTATGACTAAGTATATCTTCCAGGATATCATCGTACATTGGTATGATACAATCTTTGATTGAAATACTTATACTCTTGCCCATAACACTTCAATACCTACTTCCCATGTTTTTGGTCCTACCACACCATCCTTTAACAATCCATGCTCAGCCTGGAATTCAATGGTTCTTTGTTTTGTATACGGACCATAAACACCATCTATTTGGTCCTGTTGTAATCCTAGTATGATTTGCCATAATTTAACAGATAACCCTTTTGAACCAATTCTTAGTGTAGGAATATCCTGATAAACTGTATTATTTTGGCTCTGTGACGTTGTATTTTCGGTTTTAAGCCCGGTTTCAGTGATTGGCTTATCAAATAATAGCCTCTCCGCTTTACGGCGCCTTGTAAGGCCAGATACAACCTTACCACCTGCTTTGTTGTACTGTAATATTTTTTCACTTATCACAGCGATGGGCCTTGTACCATTAGCAGTTAGCTGATTTATACTGCCTATGTTAAAAGCAAAAGAAACCATGGCATCGAATTGATTCTGGTTCCAGTTGTATTTATCATGATAACTATTTACATTCTGTTCTGCTTTTGATACGTCCTGTATCAAATAATGTTCTGCCTGTTCTCTTGTAATACATTGCCCACGCTTTACTCCTTTTGTATGTCCATAACCAATTGTCCATACTCCTACCACATCTTGATACGCAGTAAGTCGACAGCCTTCAAATTCTTCTATCAGCTTTAATCCAGTCTGTGATATTTTCATGATTTTTCCTCCGTATCACGTTTCCAGTCAATTGATATGGTAACATTGGCATCTGCTTTACCAGCGAGTCTATTTTCTATATCAACAGTACGCTTAGCAAGCTCTTGTCCTGCCTTTATTCTTTCAGAGAGTGGAGCTTCTAGATTGAATTGGTCTTTTATCTCACCGTTCATCACCCTAGTAAAAAACTCCATTACTTCTTGTGCAGATGCTATTTTACTACTATGCATTTCTTCCTGGCGTGATCTGATTTCCTCGGCAATATGTGGTTTCTTCAGAAGCTGGTAAGCTTGGTTCTGTGGTCCGTTTACCTTATATCCTGCGTCTATCACGCTTTGTGTTCCATTGCCTGTTTCCAGATATAAGTCTATAAATCTACTTTCTTTTACTGTTAGTCTATGTCCTGTTTTTGTAAATTTATATGCTTTATCTGTTTTTCTTTTTACGGGTTTCTTTTTCTCTTTTTCCCCGGTTGGTTTTGTTGTTTTTCTTGCTGCCATTCTGCTTTCACTCCTTTTTATCACAAAAGACACGATTGCTTTTCGTGTCTCTTTTTCCTATCTTGTTTTCCGGCTATAACGGATGTATTGTGTGCCTGTTACAATACAGCTTGGATTTCACTATTTATGCTCCTTGCTTAATGGTACTTACTAAAGTATTTATCGTAGAGTATCTTCCATTCACTGTGTGATAAATTATTTTCCTTTCTGTACTTCTTTAACAGTGTTAGCACTAAATCTGATTTCTTAACCAGTTTATAATCTATCGCGGTCTCTCTTAATCTATCTGCTTCGTCTTCGAATGATTTTAAATTTCTCTTTTTTGGTTTCTTTGCGCTTGTTGTTTTACCATTCAGCGCATCTGTCTCTGCTTTTGCCTGAGCTATTTGTTTTTCTTTTGTATCGAGATCTTTTGAAATTTGTTTTTGAGTATTTGTTTGTCCATCTTTCTTACGATAAACATACTCATATTCGCTACTACCTTTTTCTCTCGTATAACCATTGGCTTTCAAATGATCTTCCAAATCTTTTATATTCTTTGATCTTACTGTTATTCCTTCTCCATTCTTATCATCAGTGTTTGTCATATAAGCACTTTTGTTTCCAGCGTAATCTCTGTAATTTACACGCAGTTCTGAACCGTTCATATTTATATACTGATTTGCATCTTTGATTCCTACAGAACCTTTCTCTCTTAATGTATCCCCTAACTGTTTCGCATTTTGATTCTGAGTACCACTCTTTCTCGTATCAGCCTCATCAAAAATATCGCGAACTTTAGATTCCATCCTATTTCTATCTACATCCGACCATTTTTTATTACCGCGCTGTGACTTTTCGTATTCAAAAGCCTCATTCTTCGCCTGTTCTGGTGTGATATGTCCGTTTCGCAATCTATCGCGGATATCATTAAGCTTAGTATCATAATGCTCATTTTTCTCTTTCGACTCTTTTAAGCCTTCTGCTGCTTCCTTATCTCCGCCTTTTCCAACAGCACGCTTTACAGCATCTTCTTTGCTCTCGCCTTCGAAGATAGGAATATGCTTACCGTTAACAGTTATCCATTGCTTTACTTCTTTCTGTGCCATTTCATATCCTCCTTATTAGTCTTTCATGTTTCCAAATTTATCTATAAAGCGCATCTTACCGTTTTCATCATCCTAAACATACCAACCAGGAGTTTTTCCATCATCTGAACC